CATTTTAATTTACCGTGTCAATGTTGATGGGGGGTGGGGGTCAAAGTGAAAAGTGAGTGCTATGAAAATGACGAGTATTGAAGACAAGGAGGCACAAGGTACAAGTCGATCTGATAGGAATAATCAGTCAGCTGCTACCAAGTTTGAGGGTAGGATACCCAGGCCACAGATCAAGCTGAATCGAAGGGCTAAGAAGATGTATAAACACATCGTAGAGATAGCCATCGAGGATGAGGCTTTTAAGATCCAGGATGCATACCTGATCGCTGACTTCTGTTTTTGGAGGGAGCTGTACCTACAGGGGACTGAAGTAGTGAATGATTTTGAAAAGTGTTACGAGAGATATGAGAAGGGATCTAATGTGACTGGAGCGTTCACTGTGCTATGTAGGGTGCATGATAAAATGAAAGAGCATTTCCCTGATCTCGGAATAGGGAATAAGGCAAGGCAGAATATCACACAATATGTGAACCAGATCACTATACCTTTTGATGGGTACAGTAGTCCTCACATGGTGAAGCCTGAGCCATCTAGGACTATTCATATACCTGTAGCAGAGGAGGTCCAGTGAATCTATACAAACAGTACATAAATGATGTCCTGGAGACTCCAGATGAGGTGTCTAAGTATGTCCACCAGGCTGTGCTGAGGCACGTAGGAGATCTGGAGAAACAGGAAACTGAGGACTTTGAGTACTATTTTGATGAGCCTACAGCTGACTGGGTGATCAACCTAGTCAAATCATTTAAACATACGGCTGGTGAATTTTATGGGAAACCGTTTGGTGTGCAGCCGTTCCAGGCTTTTATCCTGGCATCCGTATTTGGATGGCTGAAGAAGAGGGATGGTAAGAGGAGATTTGATAAGCTATTTATCTCGATGGCTCGTAAGAATGGAAAGAGTGAGCTGATGGCTGCTATCATGGTGGTGATGTTCCTTTTTGATAAGGAGGCAAGAGCAAATGTGTATAGTGCTGCTACTGATGAGAGTCAGGCTAAAGAGTGTTTTATACCAGCAGAGAAGATGATCGAATTTATCCAGGAGGAATCACCATTCTTTAAAAAGACGGTAAGCATCCAGAAGGCAGGGATCTGGAAACCTCATGACAAATCGAGCATGAGAGCACTTACGAGACAAAAAGACGGAAAGTTCGATGGTAAGAATATCCACTGTAGCATCGTGGATGAGTATCACGCTCACAAAACATCAGATCTGCTCGATGTACTGGAGTCCAGTACAGGATCACGTAGTCAACCACTAACATGCATCATTACGACAGCAGGATTCGATAGATCGTCACCATGTTACGATCTGGAGAAAACGTACAAAAAGATACTGAACGGCACGTTAGTAGAAAACGAAACTTTCTGCATCCTATTTATACCTGAAGAAGTAGAAAACGCTACAGCTGGTGACAGCACTGGAGCTATCACAGCTATAGACTACTCAGATCCTAAGATCTGGAAGAAGGGTAATCCTAATCTAGGTGTATCTCTATACCTGGACAAATTTAAAAGTGCTTATATCAAGGCTCATAATCATGGAGGTGCTAAGTGGGTCGAATGGCTGACTAAGAAATGTAATGTGTGGACAGACTCAGCTAGTACATGGCTACCTTCATGATATTTAGTGAAATGTGGCGAGGAATTCACTTTAGAGGACATGAGAGGCCGAGATTGCTTCCTGGGGCTGGATCTGGCCGCTGTGTACGATTTAAACTCGCTGAACCTGTTTTTTCCCAGTAGGGATGGAATAGAGCCTCACAAGCATCTTTCATATCACTTTGTAGGGAAAGAAGGACTGAGAGAAAGAGCCAGGCGTGATGATGTGGATTACTACAGATGGGTGCAGAATGGTCATCTGATCCTGACTGAAGGGACGAGTACTGACTACAAGATGGTGAAGAAGAAAATATTTGAGATAGCGGAGGTTGTGAACTTAGTAGAACTGGCTTACGACAGATGGAACTGTTACGAAATCATATCAGACATCATAGATGAAGGCATAACGTGTCAAGGATTCGGACAAGGGTACGGATCTATGAGTGCTCCTACAAAACGTATCGATCAATTGTACCGTAACGTGCTGGTAGATGACGGTATCGAGCAAATACGTCACAATAACGATCCTGTACTGCTTTGGGCATTTAGTAACGTAGTGTTACGTATCGATCCAGCAGGGAATTGGAAGGTGGATAAAGACAAGAGTAAGATGAAGGTAGATCCTGTGGTGGCTCACATCATGGCATATGGGCAGTATCTGGATTACTATCAGAGAGATATCAGTATGGGTGTAGGTGCAAGGGTATTAGGGTAAACAAACAAACAACAATATGGTGAACCGAAAAATGAATGTACATGACTACTTCAAAATGTACAACGATTTGGGTGCTAATGAGATGTTGTCAGCTCAGGAAAAATTTGAAATCATAGAGGCTGCATGGAACAAGGATCATGGCTCCTACAAGCTGCTCAATCTCAATACTTTTTTCTCCTGTAGGACTCGATACATCAAAAAGCAGATCGAGTTGATGAGATCATAGGCTTAAAGTGTTTCAAAATGAAACATAAAGTGTTTCAAAATGAAACATAAAGTGTTTCAAAATGAAACATAAAGTGTTTCAAAATGAAACAATATATATAAGAGAATAATAAGAGAACTTATATTAGAACTTATTGTCAAAAGAGATTAAGCATCACTTAATAAAAATAAACTTATAAAACACACAGCCTAAGCTATATTTTGGGTTTTTAGTGTAAAAAATTTAAACAAGATATTTTTTTTAAAAAAAAAAAACTAACATTTGTCCTAATCTCAACGAAATAAACCATCATGCAAAACCGTCTTACCTTGAAAAAAATGGTGCGTCTGAAGTATGCTTTTATTAAAATTTTATTGACCCTGGGATTCTATTTTGGGGATATGATTAATGAACTGATAAAGAACGCTGAAATGCAACATGAGCATAATATTTGCGAACAGTTGTATAGAATCAAAGCCTATAAGGGTGTGGTGGGTAATAATGAGACCGTAGATCATCTGTATAACATGGCAGAAAAGCATGGAAGGGTCTATAGGGCAGAGGGTGAAGTAAAAAGGTTGTATGCCAAGATTGTAAAATCAATTTATAATGGGGATCTTAGTGAGAAACAGTTAAAGGAATATGATGAAATGTTGTGTAAGATGGAGCAGACCCTGTTTGGCATCAGACACATTAGGTCCCTGCTACAAGCCAATACAGTTGTGTCTATAAATCACAAAGTGTCAATTCTGTGCGTTGTTTTTTTTCTCAAACTTGATATTTTTTAATTCTGTTCTTGCCTTGTCTAATTCGCTAAGAGCTTCTTCTAATTCTTTTTTGAGCTTGTATATGGCACTGTCTTTGAGTTCCCCCAACTCTTCGAGTAATTCAATGTTTTTCTTTTGAACTTCTAAAACGGAGGAGTATTTGTCACTAGCTTTTTGGGTATTGGGGGGTGTTACCAGATCATTATCTTCTGAATAATACGATGAAAAGTGCAGCCTGACAGCTTGTTCTATGTCTTTCCACTTATCCCTCTTGTTAGTCATGAATCGATCCAGGCCATTGCGAGAAATATTTAAAATATCCGCTACCTGGTGTTGAGTCAATTTCTTATCAAATTTTATTTGCCTTATAACTTGCTGTAAAGCAACTACTTGTGGATTTTTCATAAACTATAATGTGTGAAATCAAATATTTTTTAGCTAAAATTAGGTGATATCAAATATTTTACTCTATATTTGACACAAATTAATAAATAGCTTTTGTGTGACGAAGAGTTTAGAGAATTATTAGTGAAACATCGGAAAAGTCTCGATTTGCATTCACTTGCAAAGAAATACAACATATCAGTAAGAACGGTAAGGAGGTATTTGAATATCCCCAGTTCAAGACGACCCATCTGGGAGTGGGTCTTGAGAGACGCTAAGATACAACTAGATGAAATTGTTGTAAATAACTCAAAAGTGGTAAAATAAACATAATAATAAAATATTATGTGTGGTTGAAAAGATGGGGAAAAGAGTGTGCTGATGCTCTATACAAATATTGGCACTGTTAAAACGAAATGAGCTTGGTTTTGGAAAGAGAAGGCCAGAAATGTTTGCGATCTGGCCTTCAATTTTGCTGCTAAACTAATTAACAAACAAACAACACTGCAAATGAACACATTAGCAGATCAATTTGCAAGTTTTCATGCACGTAATCCCAATGTGTATAGGAAATTTTGTCAGCTTACTATAGGCTACCTGGAAAGAGGCAGAAAGGTGAAGAGTGGGGAAATCATGGATCTAGTGCGAACAGATAAGTCTATCAAGACCACGACTATGAGGGACGTAGGGGGAAAGAAGGTAGACAATAACTACACATCATTTTATGCTCGAAAATTTAACGATGATTTTCCTGAGCATGGAGCACCATTTAGAGTTAACAAGAGAAAAGTAGATCAGCATAAAGAGAAGGTGAGCTTTTACGATCACTAAAGAGTTAGATATTTTTGATCATATTATTTCCTAATGAGTCGGGTTTTGAAATTTTACCGACTCATTTTTTCTCAAAAGACATAAATGATAAAAATAACTGTAATCAACTACGGACTACGTAGACGGTTTGGGCTAGATAATGATGCCTATACTATACTGGATATTATCTATAAGCTGTCCACTAATCCTGAAGCTCCAGTAAAAGGCTGGTGCTCAGCGAGAAGGCTATGGATGGTAGAAAATCTAATGATACCCAGGACTACCCTGTGGAGAAAGATAGATCACCTGATAGAGTTGGATCTGCTAGTGGAACATCCTGATACTAAGAATCTGAAAACTACGAGAAAGTGGAATAAGGCTCAGCCAAATGTGATTAATGCTGACCAGGAGGAGGCAGAAGCATCAGAGCTGGCAGCTATCGAGGCAGAGAAGGCAGAATACGAAAATCTAATGGTGAGAGAGGTGGAATTTGTGAGGTATGCCATAACAATGAATAAAGCGGATATCTATCTGGAGATGAAGGAGGCATTTATCGCGGCAAGGATGGCTGAGCCGAATGAACGGTGGTTAAAGAGCACGAATAATCTCTACAGGAGATGGATGAAGTATGTGAACAACTTTAAAGTGAAAGGAAAAAAATCTGAATCAATAGATGACATCGATGACGAAAAATTCTTGCAAAATGCCTGATCTAAAAGGAGTCCAGGAGATCTATATGGAGGATGGCGGTAAGCGGAAGCTGGGAAGGGAGCTGCGCAGAGTCCTGAGTAAATATGGCTACATGATGCCTACTGATGAGATGCTGGGTAGCCTGGTGTTTATGCTAAAGGATAAATTCTGGTACTTCAGGTGGGTGGATATCGAAATAGCTATCCATGCCGCTGCTAACAATCAGCTGAATGTGGATGCTGCCGATTATGGTCGTCCTCTACCCTATTCTACTATGGCTAAAATCTTCTTAGGGTACAGGAGTAGACATGATTTATTTTTTCAAAAAAGAATACAAAAACTAACATTATGATAAAATATTTCCATAGGCTAAGGATGGCCTTTAATGTCCTCACTCAAGGAAAGTACAAGGCTATGGTGCTGATCAAAGTGGATAACGATGCCTACCTGGGCTTGCTGGGTAAGGATATTAACTCTAATGTGAAGGTGGACACTGTGGGGATGCCTATGTACTATGTGAGGAAAATGCTGACAATGCTGGGCAAAAATGCTGATAACGCAGAAGCTCAGATAGAGCGAATGGAATTTGAGCAAAACGAAGGGATATATGAATAAGATAGATCCTAATGAAATAGCAAGGAAGCTGGAGGTGGAAAACAAAAAACACTACAGGCAATGTATTGAGGTGTTGAAAGAGCATGGTTATACAGAGCTGGAGTCTGAACAAGGCCAGAATACTCCTTTTCAGGAGTATGGGCCGATAAGGCTAAAAGAGGATATTGATCATATAATAGTCTTTCGAGATGTTAGAAGGGCTGCGCAACGCACAAATAGGAGTATAGATAATCTGTTGTTCAAATGCGGAGTGAGGTTGCATTCTGGCGCGAGCAATATCACTCTTGAGGATATAATTGAGTCTCATAAAAGAAAGAGTCTGAAGAGGGTTAAAAAGCATAAGACTGAAGTGTGTCTGCCTAATGGTCAGGTGAGAGTGTATAACAATCTGAAGCACTTTATTACGGATGAGCTGCCAGAACATTCTACACCTAATAAGCTGCGCAGGGCTTATAAACACATCAGAAAGAATGGTGGGTGTTTTGAGGGGTATAAAGTGACGCTGGATGTAGAATGTATTCAACGTAAAGTCATTAGGCATGGATGTAGAGCAGACATATTGATGTACTTGGGATCGAAAGAATCGACTGGACGACTTGATGATATATGTTATCACATTGGGAAAAGCGAACGATATGTTATGGAAAATCTAAAAGTCCTTATAGAATCTCATCTGGTAATAAGAGAAAAGAAGTGGAAGGTGGCGAGATACCGTATTAATAAGGAAAACAAGAACGTGGTGGATTCGGAGTTGTCATTCTTAGAAATGGTAGCATAATGAAAAGGAAATTGAAGAGAACCAGAACAGCAAATAGGTTGGCAGATGAAGCAATTTTACGGTCAGGTAGGAGAGGGCCCCAATCCAAACACAGGAAAGCCAGAGAATTAAGAGCTGAGGCCAAAAGAAAGAGGAAGAAATGATGAGTGATATGGCATATGGTAGGGTGATGCCACAGGCTGTGCCACTGGAGGAAGCTGTGATCGGAGGGATCATAGTGGATAAGCATGGCCTGAGCATAGTGACAGATATCCTGTCTCCTGACAGTTTCTATAAGGAGGCTCATGGGATGATCTACAGTGCTATGCTGGATCTTTTCAAAGGGAATCATCTCATAGATCTATTCACTCTAAGTGAGCAGCTCAAGAAGAAGGGGCAGCTGGATAAGGTGGGTGGAGATCTGTATCTCATGCAGCTGGCTGGCAAGGTAGGCTCTACTGCTAATATAGAGGTTCATGCTAGGATAGTAGCCCAGAAGCACATGTCCAGGGAGCTGATCAAGATGTCAGCGAAAATAACAAAGGATGCCTTTGATGACACGGTAGATGTATTTGAGCTGCTGGATGCCGCTGAGCATAATCTGTATGATATTACCACTAAAAATCTTATTGCTGGCTACTCTACTATTGCTAAGGTGATCTCAAAGTCTAACAAACGGATAGAGGCCGCTTCTAAAAATGAGGGCGATGTATCAGGGGTTACTACAGGATTTAAAGATCTGGACAAAATGACTGCTGGCTGGCAGAAAGGAGATCTGATTATCATTGCAGCCAGGCCAGGGATGGGTAAGACTGCATTCACTCTGGCTCTGGCTCGTAATGCTGCAAAAGATGGCAAAGCTGTCTCTATATTCTCACTGGAGATGACTGACGTGCAGCTGGGCAATAGAATGATCTCAATGGAGGCTGATATAGATAGTAGGAAGTTAAGAAATGGAAAGCTCTCAGAAGAGGAGTGGAAGAGGGCAAAAGATGCTTGCGATAAGCTCTCTGTGCTACCTATTACTATAGATCCTACTCCATCCATAAACATATTTGACCTGAAGGCCAAGTGTAAAAGGATGGTTCAGGATGTGGGTATAGATCTGATCATTATCGACTATCTGCAATTGATGCGAGGAGATCCTAAAGAGAGAAAGAGCAGAGAGCAAGAGGTGAGTAGTATATCGAGATCCCTGAAAGCTCTGGCAAAAGATCTGGATGTACCAGTGATCGCTCTGGCTCAATTGAGCAGAGCTGTGGAGACTAGAGGGGGTAACAAGAGGCCAATGCTATCAGATCTGCGAGAGTCAGGAGCTATAGAGCAAGATGCTGATCTGGTATCCTTTATATATAGGTCTGAGTATTATGGACTCAATGATGAATTTGAGAAGCCTGGAGAGACTGAGATAATCATCTCTAAACATAGAAATGGTGGTTTGGGTAGTGTATATCTGAGATTCGTGAAGGAGTTTACACGATTTGAAGAAGCTGATCTATTCACTGGAGGAGAGCCAAGAGATCCAGCGCAAAATTGGACAATAAAAAGTAGGGGTAATGAAGATAGCGGTGTTTTTTGAAATAATAGAGGTCGCGCCTTCAACTGTTGAATTTTGATGTGATAATTGCATGAAGGCAGAGTGCTAGTCGCTTTCATTAATGAGGAGAAGGGCGACCAAAAAAAGTCAATGTTTTTTTGATTGGAATTATGGCAAGAGCATCTTTCTCAAAAGTGCGATTGATGCTTTTGTTTTTTAAGATTAAAAAAGATGATAATAGTATAATAGGTAGGTTATGAAATGGGTCAATAATAAAATGAATGAAAACTACAAATCTCCATACATCTTAGATGAGGATAGAGAAGGTGAATACTTAATCTATCATGGTGATGGTGAGCCACAGATAATAGATGTGATCTGTGAAGAAATTTATAAGATAGAAATCGCAGCATGTATGAGGCTAGATGAGAGTGATGTGGTGACTGGTCTAGAGGATGTGAGATGGAATTAGTAACATTAAAAGCAGTGACAAATGATTAAAGAAGCAACATATCTGATACCTAACAAATGGGTAGGAATTGACTATCTTTGTGGGGTCACTGGTATAAGTAGACGAAAAGTTGAAACATTGATCAATCTGGATTTTATCGAGAAGAAGAAGGTGGGTAAAAACACCATGATCAACTTGGCAAAATTCAATACTGATATAGATAATAATGTATTCGAGGAGTATTTATAATTACAAATCACTTACAAATTTATCAGGAATGTTTCTTAAAGACTTGATAATCAGTGATTTACAAATTGGCTCCGTAGTTCAACTGGAAACTGTCTACTGCGCAATACTGCGCATAAAGTTATTGATTTTCAAGGGTTTGTATTTTATTTGTGAGTATTATAACGCATTATTGCGCAGTTATACTTACAAATCACTTACAAATATGCTGAACATACAGCCTGTTTTTAATAGATCTAAGCGACTCCGAGCTGATGGTCTAGGCAAGGTGCATATCCGATTTATACACAAGGGAAAACCATTCTATTTTGATACTAAGATCCTGATCAAGCCTGATCAGTGGAATAGCAAGAAACATATTGTCGTGAAGCATGTGGAGGCTTTTGAGTACAATGATGATATCCAGACATGGATGCTGGAAGCTCGTAAGTACTATAGAAGTAAATGGAAGGCTAGAGAGAGGTTTATTCCTAAAGATCTGATCAGGCATCTCCAGTATGACAAGTTTGCTGATGTGGATTTTCTGGCATTCAGTAAAGAGATCAATGAGAGCGAGAAGGATCAGCTGGCAGATAATACTTACAAAAAGAGACTGGATCTATTCGGTAAGCTGGAGGCATACCAGGAGAAGATCTACTGTAGCCAGCTGAGCTATGATTTTGTGACGGATTTTAAGGAGTGGCTATTCAAACAGAAATCTCACAAAGGGACGGTTCTGAGTGCTAACTACATACACTCTCTCTTTGTGGTATTTAAAAAATTTGTGAATGCAGCCAGGATCAAAGGGTATATCACTGAGGATATATTTTATGGATTCAAGATCAGCAGAGTGGCTAAGGTGGTGGAAGTGCTGAGCGAGAATGAGCTGGAGATCTTTTATAAGTATGAGGCAGATACCAGGGCAAAGGAAAGAGCACATAAGATCCTGTGCTTTCTGTTTTTCACAGGCATAAGAGTGGGAGATCTGGAGATAGTGAAGCGTGACAGCTTTAAAGCTAATGGACTGCTGGAGTTTGTGGCTGGAAAGACCAGGAAGAGGAAGGGTAAGTTGGCAAGAGTGCCTATGCATCTATTCGATGATAGGGCCAAAGAGATCTTTAAGAAATATGGGCCATTTAAAGTGCCTAATAACTACGATCTAAATACACGATTTAGAGAGATCCTAACTGATCTCAAAATTAAGAAATACATGACTGTGCATGGTGCTCGTCACACCTTCAAATCTATGATGCTGGAGCGTGGCTATCCATTACACATCATAGCTGAGATGATGGCTCACAGCTCTACCTCTACTACTGCTAAGTATGGTAGTGTGAGTGATAATGCTATTCTTAAAAAGATAAACCAATAAAAATGAATAAGCGTGACAATGTGTATGCTGCCATAAAAAATAATAGTCCTGGTGGAGTCTGTACCCTAAGCAGACAAGAGCTGGCTGATGAGCTGGGATATAGTAAGAGAGCTGTGATCTATCATGTAGATGATCTGACTGATCAGGGTAAGCTGATGAAGAAGGGAGCTGCTATACATTTGGT